TGTGTTATATCTAATACTTGAAAAGAAACTTGAGCTAAAGAACCATTTGAAAGTGAAGATGCTACTGAATTTTGACTAACAGACTGACCACTTGGAGAAGATATGGCTACTGCCTTGCTATTAGCTTGGTCTACACTCCAACCAGTACCAAACGTCCAATCTTGCCCTACTTCTTTAACTGAGATGTTTGTTACAGAGCCTTCAAAACTATAACTTGCCCTTAAATAAAAATTATCACTTGTTGGTGTTATGTAATCTACAAAAGTTCCATTACCATTATTAGCATTGTAGTTGTTTCCATCTGCTGAAGCACCAATATCTCCTCCCACATAATTGCTAACCTCATAACTAACTTTTATTGTTTTTCCACTAATACCACTAATTACTTGTGATAAATTAGAAGTTGAGTTAGGCACTCTAATAGCACTATTTTCTCCAATCGACCATTTGTTTCCTAAATTCCAATTTTGTCCGACTTCTTTAACTGAAACGTTGTCTATTGAGCCTATGAAATTAGCACCTGCTCCAGCATTATTAAAATATAGGTTTGTAGCATTTGTTGTAGTTGTTGTAAAAGTATGCGTTCCAACTCCCGTAAATAATTGAGATACACCTCCGTAGCAATCAACAACAACCCCACCACTTGAACTATTAGTAATATCAAAACTAACCTTTACGGTTATTCCTACGTTTGCTTCTAAAAATGGTATAGATTGAAACATTCTACCATAACCAGTGCTTGTTGCAACACCATTAGCAATAGACCAATTTACATCTTTACTCCAATCACTATCAGTAGCAAAATCTCCATTAGTAACTAACTCACTTCCTTCTTGTGAAAAGTTTCCGTTTAAAACTTCTTCTGTACCTATCTGTGAAAAGTTACCATTTGAAACTAACTCTGGACTGATTATCTGTACATTCTCTACTAAACCTTGTGCATTAACTCGGGTGGCTGCAGAATTTCTTTCAAATTGGAAATCTCCATCTCCATTCTCTGGCTTTATACTTAACATACTACCATTGTCGTATGCAGTTGGTGTAAGTAATATTGATGCTTTATCTAATAAATTATCTGCCATCTTATTCTATGTTTTCTATTGTGGTTAATGTTGCAGTTGTACAAGTTACATTCTCGTAATAAGATGCTCTTGCTTGTAATGTAGTTAATAAACTAGGTATTGCACTTGGGTATGCAAAATCATAATAAATACCACCCCAGCCATTCTGAACTGGATTACCCCACCAACTAACTGGATATATTTCGTTTGCCATCTTTTGTCTTTTTTGTTAAGTATTTTTTTAACTTTACAATATTATGTTTCTTTGGTTTGTATCTACCCATTATAATACCCAGTTTGAAGAATTTACATCTTTATCTGGATATACATCAGAATCTGTATTACTTGTGTATTCTGGAAACAAAGTACTATTGTAGCAAATATAATCTACAAATCTTCTTGTATAATATTCTGCAAAGTCTCTCTGTTTTTGTACTAAGAAATCAACCTCATCTTTTGTTGCACTTTCAGCATTTTCTGATGTGTGTTTAAACACCCCACCATTCTTTACTTGGTATGCTGCAAATGGTAAATAATCAACCATTGCGTAATGGATCAACATTGGTTGTACATAGTCTGTAACTAAAGATAAATAGTTACCAGTTAAAGTATCTGCAATTATGTCTGCTGATATTTTATCATACAACTTACTTCCTAAATAGTTTTGAATGTGTATCTCTTGTGCAATCTTAACAAATTGTATAAATTTATCTGTATCAACGTTTCCATCAACAATACTATTCTTTACTAAATCTGTTCTACTTATAAATAATGCAGTTGCCATCTATTATCTCTTTTTATTTACAAATCCGTTATTTGGCATATCCGTTGGTCTTTTTGCAACTTCCTTTGCATTTACCTCTGGTTTAAATCCTTCTTTTTTTGCCTTGTTTACACTTACCTCAGCATTTGGATTACCAACGTCAGCTTTTGTTTTAGCACTCTTTGCTCTATATGTCTTTCTCATCCAAAAATGATGGCAATCTCCACCACCTTTATACAAAAATATATCATAAGTATCAGCTCCGTTTAAACCCCAACCAGCATTAACTGGCATTGTACTCATTCTGTCTATATCTTCTTTTCTGTATATCTTAGCAGCATTTACCATTTTCTTACAAAACTCTCTGCTATTTGGACTATAACTTAAAGGTGCATATTGATATCTAACCTTAAATTGTACTCCTTCTTCATTCTCTCCATCTTGACCACTCTTTGCATTTGGTCTAGCAGTTCCAGTTGTAACAAAATTGTACATCTTTGAAAGCATTGAAAGTTTAGGATTGTTTAACTTTTCTAATTCTTCATTTAACTCATCTTCTGCATCATAATCAACTTTTCTTTCATCAATCAATTCCCAATTCTCTAAATCTTCTTCTTCTCCTAGTTCTTCTAAATCAGAAAATACTTTTGACATCTTAACACCAGTTTCTTGCTCTCTTGTTTCTTCGTCTTTTACATTTTCTAAGTCAATAAATTGTAATGGTTGTAACGTCTTAAAATATAGGTTTAAGCTAATATTGTTAAAAGCAAGTATTTTGTCAAAGGCATCTGTTAAAAGCTCTTGAAAAGGTATTATAACTGTGTTCTGCATTAATACTGTTGCAGTTTCTAATTCTTCTGCATTGTTACCAAAACCACTTGAATCTTTTATCCCTAATAACATAGGAGATACAATTCTGTGTGATATCATTATCTTCTTTTGTGATTCTTCTGAAAGAAATTGATATTGGTTATGTGCATCTGATAATTGTACTGGATTTATATCTGCTGCTGATTCTTTATCATCGTTAAAAGCAAGTATAAATTTACCAGCATTAGACGATCCACTAAACTTAGCTTTTATTTTATTCTCAACTAAGGTTTGTTTTTCTTCGTCTGGTACTCCGTTGTTAAAGTTGATTAACATTGATGGAGCAAGTCCATTCATTATATTGTTTAAATGATAGTTAGATACTTCTTCTTCTAACTCTGCATATTGTAACCCACCTTGATAGTCTGGTGTACTATAGTAATACATTCCAGCTTCATAAGGCTTAACATATAAAATTTCAATTGGTTTAGGTTTATCAGAAACACCAAAGGCTGGTATTCTTAAAGGCTTTTCAGATGGCTTTATATTAACCCAATCTGGATGGTAGTAATATGCTTGTACTTGTTTATCTTCTGCTCCACATTTCTCTGCTCTTAAAGTCTCAATTGGTAGGTGTTCTACTTTAGCAATAGACTTTCTATCTTTTGAGTATATTACTTGTATTGCACATTGTCCAGTTAGCTTTAAATCGTATGCAAAACGTCTTACATCATCTTTCTTGAATAAAGATAACATTCTTGCATATTGCTCTGGTCTTTTTGAACTATCTGTTGCATCTAATCCTCTACCATATATCATTTGAGATATACCAGTAATACAAGCACTTGATGTAGCACTTCCGTTTGCTCTGTCAATTAAGAACTGAAAATAATTGTTATCAGCACCAAATTCAACCCATTCTTTATTCTTTGTTTCTACAATCTCTGGAGATGTGTAAGATGATAAATTAACAAAACTAACTTTTGAGCTAGATGCTTTTGATGGTGTTGTTTTTCTGTATTTATTTATACGTTTACTCATAGTATTATAAAATCGTTATTACCACTCTTTTCTTTGTACACATCTTTGTTTATTGTATAGTGTTCGTTGTTAGATTGGTTTGTTGATTGTGCAGTACAAAATATTTTATCTCTGTAAATAATATCTGCTTCTGTTATTGATCCTTGACCATTATAAACTTTTAAATCATAAAACCTACCCTCAATTAATGTATAAACATTTGACAACTCAACATAATTTTTATTGATTATAGCAGTTGGTAAAATTGTTACTTCATTGTTTGTACTATCATCTCTTAGTTTTATGGTAACACTTGTTGAATATACTCTTGGTATAATCTTTATTGTTTGTGCATCAGATGTAGGTGTTAAATGTTTCATACATATATATAATACTAAAAGTTTGTATTTTTATTTATTTAAAACAAAAAATAAATTTTAACAAAACTTTAACATATTTATTGTTTATTTTTTTTACTTTTACATAACGGACAAGTGTATGAGCAGTAGCCTACACGAACCAACTAAAGAGAAATAA